CTGTTCTTCCTGCCTAGGCAGGACCCACCTGACCGGCAATCATGCCGGCAGGCTACCTCTAATGGGAGAACCCATTATGCGTAAGCCCAAGCATCAGCTGGACCCAAGCATCTCTAGGGAGGTGACCCGATCGTTCGTATCCGAACTGAGGGAAGCCTTGGCGACCACAATAAAGGAAGGCCACGATTGGCCGTACCCGGATGTGGAAGCCGCTATCTTTCCGTATCAGTATCTCAAAGACTCGCTTCTTTCGAAGTATGTCGATGAAAACACTGACAGTCCCGACGCAAGACGGACTCGAGCCATAGAAAAGTGGCTCGGAGTCGAACTTCTCAACCGGAGGACAAATGAACGCTTATTCACAACCGATCCTTTCTTCAAAGGAGTTGGTCATGGATGGGAGGTTCTTCGCCTCGCTGCACGCCTCATTCGGGGCGTCATCGGTTCGACCGTGCCGGATGGGCTCCTCTTAAACGGGGCCTTTACCGGCGGTGCCACTACCTCCCGAAAGAGGGACGTGAGCACGGTCGCGCAGAAGTTCATTGGGGTCTTGGACGCCACGCCGCGTTGTTTCGCGGCATTCGCCGAACAGGCGACTCCGGACGAAATTGCCGGGTGGTCCTACTATCAGCCAGAGCTTCACTTGCCCAGGCTGGTTAGGGGTAACGTCCTTTTCACGGTACCAAAGACAGCCGTTATAGATCGGGTTGCTTGTAAGGAACCTGATCTTAACATCTTCTGCCAGAAAGCCGTAGGAGACTTCCTGCGGCACCGCTTACTGAAGAGGGTGCGCATTAATCTCAATGATCAATCGATCAACCGAGACCTTGCGCGCTCGGGGTCTGTTGATGGCAGTCTTGCCACAATCGACCTGAGCTCTGCTAGCGACAGCCTTTCAACAGGCTTAGTTAGTGTTCTCCTTCCTCTTGAGTGGTTCCGGCTTCTCGATGACTTGAGGTCGCCCAAAACCTTTATTGATGGAATGTCTCACACCAACGAGATGTTCTCATCGATGGGAAACGGGTTTACTTTTGAGCTCGAGAGCATGGTCTTCTGGGCACTTGCCCAGGCGACCTGCCGATTGAGCCGGAGTTTTGGTAGAGTTTCGGTGTACGGGGACGATATTATCGTACCCGCGGGTATTTCCCGTGCGTTCCTCAACGTTCTCCGTTGGTGTGGGTTTAAGCCGAATGTCACTAAGACATTTTGCTTGGGCCCGTTCCGCGAGAGCTGTGGGGGACACTATCACCGAGGTCTAGACGTAACCCCGTTCTACTTGTGACGCCCCTTCCGGGACGTCTCCGATCTGATCCTCACTTTGAATCAGTATCGAGCTTGGATCATCCGCACTGAGTCGGATGTACTTGGCGGAGCGTAC